AGGTGCATCACCCTTAGTTTCAGTTCTAAGAGATGATACAGACTGTGCTAGGTCGGAAATAGCCTGTTTGATGGTAGGCGGACACAGAATTAAATCTGCGGAACCACCCGCTTCGTAGGTGTCTTTGATGACATTCTTAATGCCAGCTTCCGTAATAGAAGCAGTGGCAGTAGATTCTGTCATCGCAGTCGTACCTGTTGCACCAGCTGCCGGAGAACCCGATGTGGGGTTCATCGACACGTAGTTGGTAGCTAGCCACGCGGGAACACCAGCAGATGCGCGAGCAGCAGTTGAACTGCCTGCACTTCTTACGATGTTCTGAAGCAACATGACTTCCATGTCTCGCTTCATGCGCTTGCCATTTTTAGCCAACTGGTAAGCCTGGTGTTTGCCGTGACCGGCATAATTGACAACTTCGTCAGTTCCTGAAGTTTGATTCACGTACTGACTTATCTGCGCGTAATTTCCAAGACGCGTAGGAAGCACCCTTGCGGTAGCAGCGATAGAATCATCGCCTTCAATCTTTCTATTGACTGCACCGGCAGTAATAGAGTCGACTTGCCACTCAAAAAAAGTATTGTCTATGGTCTGCTTAGAGCAACCTGACATAAAGGGCGTATCCATAGGTGCGATATTATATATCACATCAGATAAGGCTTCACGAATCGCAACGGAACTATACGTAAGTGACGTATTAGTAGCAATTGCCATTATTGTTTCTCCTTATTAGGATTTAAGTAGATCCTCCAGTAACGTTACCGCGTCATCGACGTGGCCCGTCTTCTGAAGACGTTTGAGTTTTGCTTTACGTTTGCCTTGACTCACTTCAGCTTTTTCCCGCTTAGCTTTTGTCTTCACAACCTTCGGCTTATTCTTGACCTTCTTAGCACGAACCTCATGCTGTTTCCGAGTCATATCTTCGTAAGCCTTAGCTTGCATAAGAACAAGTATAGAGCGGTGATCCACCAACTGCGACAGTTCTTCCTGAGTATAACCTTTAGTCAAGGCGAACTCTGAAATAGTTTTTGCTATCGCTCTCTGTGTATCAGGATCATTCCATTCTGGTAATATACTTACCATCTTAGAATGTTCTTCCTGCAACATTTGCTGATGTTGTACTTGCATCTCTTGCTGTTGCTGCTGTTGAGCTTGTTGCGCCTTAGCCTGTAACTCCTGGATACCTTCCTGAGCCTGACGATAATCGTCACGCTTAGTTAGATACTCCTCTCTGTCCTGGCTCTTTAGCGTTTCCCAATCAACATTAGCATATTGCTGGAGATGAGCGTAGTTTGTATCAATAGCTGTAGATAAAGCGTCAACGTATTGCGAAAGCATCTGCTGAGTTTGAGCGACTTCTTGCTGCATCTGTTGAGCAGCGACATCCATCTGCCTCTTGTATTCAGCTAACTGTTGCGTTTTTTGAGTATAATCCTGTTGGCGAGAGTAGCCTTTGATAAGTTCGTCTTCGGATACTTCCACATCTTGTCCGTTTACCTTTACAGTATAGACCGTGGATTCCGTTTCGTCCTCATCTTCAACTTCTTCTTCCTCGGATTCTTCAGATTCATCATCAGCAGCAATTTCAGATTCGTCTTCTTCGACTTCTTCAGTTTCTTCAATTGCTTCATCAGATGCCTCTACGTCTTGAGTCTCTTCAGACGGTTGCTCTTCTTCGGCTGGCTGCTCTTCCGAGTCCAGTAATCCTAGAAGTGCTTCCTGTGCTGCTCCAATACTATCCGGACCTGCGACAGGATGTTGTTCGACAACGTGGGGGTTCGTTTGAATATCCGCCATTTTATGTTCCTATAGTTGGTGTTTCCCAAGTTTCCTCGCCATATCTCCAGATTCTATAATACTGGTTAGATGTAGGCGTATCCGCTCAAGAAGTCTTAGGGATAACCAGGCTTGCTCCCTGGCTTCGGTATCATTGAGACTTGTTCTGTACCAAGTATCTTTGATATCTGTTTCAAGCGTAGTAAACGCTTCGTTAAATAGTTCGTCAGAAAGTAGATTTTTTGCCTTTGCTTCTCTTAATTCTTTATCCAATTGCTACACCTCTGCCTTGTTGTGCTTCCAGATTCAATTCAGCAACTTTAAGTTGTGCGTCGACCTGTGCTTCGGCAGCGTCCTGTTGGATTTTCATTTGTTTGACTTGTATGTCAGCAGCTTTTATCTCTAACTCTTTCTGTTTCAATTGTAGTTCTGCCTGTTCCATCTGTTCGCGTGGATCAGGTTGTGGTGGTACAGAAGATGGATCGGTTAGGAAATCATCAACATTCTGGAAGCCCATGTTCTTTACGAGTGCTGCTCCCATGTTGTACATATTCTGTTCGTTGACGATCTTCAATCCACCTCTCATGGCATCCCCGGCAAATGAAAGCATTGTCGTGAGGTGCATAAGCTGTTGATCCCTATTACCATTCCCAATACCTACGGAAACAGTACAATCGTACTGGTCTTTCCACATATCAGGTCGGACAGGAACCCACTCATTCCTAAGCATTATGACTCGCTCATGATCCTGATTCTTGAGGACGAGTTCATAAATAGTTTTCATTAGATCTTTAACACCTGTTTCCGCGAAACATCTAGCGATCAACTCTACTCTTGACTGTGCTGCTGTCATAGTTGCATTAACAGCAGTAGCCGTAGTATGAGATGTCAAAGCATTTTCATTTAAGCCTTGGCTAAATTTGTTTACGCCACTTCTTGATTCTCTAAGGTTATCAAGGTAGTCGAGCATCGAGAAAGACGACTGCTCTAACTGTGGGGTTGCCAAAGGCATGATAGCATTCGGTGACTTAACCCTGACTACACCGCCTGGGCGTTGCGTCAAGAGATCGTCCAAGTTCGCCTGACCTTCAAGAACTGCGTAGCGACCAAAGTTCTGGTTGTACATGTTGTCCATAAGGTTACGCATCAGGACGCTCTTAATTTCCTGAATCGGCATAACAAGATCAGCAATGGACATACCAAAGAACTTATGCGGAATCTTTATCGGAGTAAGACTGACAAACGGTATACGATCAATAGGTTCGTTGGCTAATACTTTCTGACCAACAGAGCAGACCTTTCTTAACTCTGCAATGCCATCATCATCATAATCCATTCGCATGAATGATTCGTGCAGCCAGTAGGTTTGCAGCGTATCATCCTCAGAGTTCATGTTACCGTCACTCCAAGGTAGTCCTCTGGAGTCATCGAACTGGAATCTTGCAAGTCTCTCCTCATCAAAGGCATGCATATCTTCGCCACTGCCAAGGTCTTGAGGATCAAGATCTTCGTCAGGATACATAATCCTTAGCTCTGATAAAGTCTTTAATACTCTATGACAGGTAAACCGTGCATCTGCAATAGACTTGGCTTCTCTGGAGATCAGGAATTCTTCGGGTGGTACATTCTCTATTCTAACTTTACCAACGTAAGACTGACGGGATAAGACAACATCGTGCTTCATACCGTAGTCATCTTGGTAAGGTGTATGCTCTAAAACTTCTACGCCTGGATTTAGGATAAGAGCATTAAACTCTTGCTCATCAAGACCGTTGTACTCTTCCCTGTTCCAATCCTCGTACTCGTCCCACCAGCATTTGACAATACCATTCTTCTGTAGAAGAGCATCTGTGAACCAAGTGTAGAGAATTTCCCAGCCAGGATTATCTTTAGTGAAAATATAGTTTACGTAATCCGTAGCTTGTTTGGCAGCATCCACATCTTCGGGTCCGTGCGGAGCGAATGTAACCATCTCGTCACCACTTGCAAACACTCTCATCAGAGAAGGCTTGATCCATTCAATAGTATCCATGACTGAGGAGTCTACATACTGGCTTCTACCGTCTACTTCATTACCCAATGGAAGGCCATAGTAATACTCCATAGCCTTTTCCCGCTGATCGGAAACAGTATCGTTATAACCGATAGAATCAGCTATCTCACTGTTTACTCTGGAGATCAGTTCGTCGTCTGTTAGTTTAGATGATGCCATAATTTCTGTATTCTATATCCTTTGTCCATGTTGGATCTTTACCAGACACGGCGAATCGTTGAGATTGGTAGGCATAACGGGTTGCAGACATGATATCATCCCTTAATGCAACCACTTTACCACCTTTCCTATGGTACATTCTAAACTCCTCAAACCAGTCTGAGAGCGTAGAAAACACCTTAAATTTGCCATCTTCCATAACCTGAAGCATAGCCATGATACCTTCTTCTATACTATTACCACCCTTATTCTCCCCTAATGCGGGAGGATTGGTGAAATGATCTAGCATTAAGTTACAACCTAAGTTGCGGTACTGGTCAGCAAGACCAGGATTGCCCATAGAGTCTCGTCTATTGCCATCATGGGGATAAGCAATGGGGATAAAATGAGGTCTACCCCGTATAGTTTGTGCATGAACCGAGGGTGATGCCTTAGACATCCTATAACAGTCGTAGACATAGAATATATCCTCATCACGGTCTATAGCACACCAAACAACTGCCGTAGGATGGTCCCATCCGAAGTCTATTGCTGCTATTCTAGGCCAATGATCCTCTATATGGACAGGATCAGTCATTAAATTCTCTTCATTAATGGGGAATATAAGGCCAGAACCAATAGATGGTCTGCCATATCGCCTCATTTCCCGTTCGTGAGGACTATAACTGGACAGGATCTGCTGCATGACATCCTCATTAAGGTGTCCTTTCTGTCCTTTTTGCGACATTACTTTCTCAGATGCGTCATCCCAAGTAGCATTTATAAGGGATTGACCTTGCTGAAGGTTATTCATGAAGGACGCAACTGTCTCAGTCATACCTTGTTCTGGTGTAAAGGTCATATATACCATGCCTCTACGATCCAGAGTACGTGTCACAGCCTGTGAGTAGATGTCTCGGCTAGGTTCCTCGTCTAACCAGATGCAGTCTACGCTACGCCCTTGCCACTTCTCTACGCCCATCTCGTAGGCTTTGAAAAATAAAGAAGAGTTCCCACCGCTGACATGCCTAATAAGTGCTACAGATTTAGCATTTGGCACACCCGGCTTACGTTCTGTTTTTATT